TGTGTGTGTGTGCCCGCAGCCGCAGTTGCAATTTTAGGCGGCACATCTTCAACAAATCCGGATTGACCGGTATCTGCACCATAAGCATATGGTCCGCCGGTGGTGTCATTGATTGGCGTGCTAAATGCTGGACGGAAAGAAGGAACATTATGAAAGTGACTTCCTGCGCTATCTACCGTTCCGCCATGGCTATGCGTGCCGTTCTGGTTGCCCGTAAGCTGCACCGTTTCGACACCACCGGCTGCACCTAAAGCAGTGCCGGATATGCCAGAACCTGAAACCGTAATACGACCAGCCGTTGCAGCGCCTCCCATATTATCAGCGCCAAAGAATGTCCGCCCGCGCATGTCCGGCAACGCAATTGCACGGTTCGCGGCCCAATCTGCCGCAGCGCTTACGCCACGCGAAACCGGAGCGCCCGAGCTATTGAAAAGCTGCAGCGTGACGGGGAAATCGGCCCAAAGGCGGAGGAATAGAGCTTCTACGTCTGCATTCGCACGTCCCGTAGCGTTCGAAGATGCACTGCCGACCGTCAGTCCATTGAGCCAAATCCAAGAGCCAGTGGGCAGTGTAGAAAAAAGCCAAGGCATCATGAATCCCGTAAAATAGGGCGCTGCGTACTGCACCAATCCCCACTTGGTTGCATCCGTTGGCGACGTAGTGTTTGAGTTCACCAGCGAGTAATATGTAAGCTCGCCAGCCCCGGCCCATCCGCCAGTGAATCGAACGCGAACGCCCGCCTTGTAGCTGAAAGCGGTGCCGCCATTATCGCTTGTGGTAATAAATTGCGGGTCACTTTCCTGCTGCAGCTGCTGAATAGCCACCTGATTGCCGTATTCAATCTCGTTGAATTTATCGCGCGGCACGTTAAGCGCGTCGGGGTCCGTTGCCGGATCGAGCTGATAATTTAGGCCAAACCCCTCAACCTGGCTTACGCTGCCATCTGGCTGCGCGTCGTTTGGGATAGCAGCGCGGTCGCCGGATGCTCCAAAAGGTGTGCGAATATAGCGCCAGACCATGTCTATAGCTCCGAGAAGTTGCCGTTGTCAAAGTTCTCATGGAACTCATCAAAGCCCCACGATTCGTTGATGATAACACTATAATCACTCTCTACGCCAGCGGGACGTGGTAGAATGTCAAAATTATTGATTAAAAACACTAAATCGCTCGGCGGCGCAAATTGGAAAATATAGGTCTGCGTCATATCAAGATTGTCGAGAAGATAAACCGTGCCGTAATCCGCAAAAACATCTTTCAGCGCGCGGTTGATTGCTGGCGTGGTGCAGGTTCCTATTAGCTGGTAATACCGCAGACGAAGCAGAAGGCGGGCGCTCTCGGTGCTAAGAGTAAAGCTTCCGCCCGTTTGGCTGCTGAAGTTGCCGCGGTTAAAGTTTACGTAATACTGGCCGAAACCCCACGTTGGCTTGTTGTCTGGTCCTTTATTTAGAAACAGTGGTTGGCCCAAAATAATCGCCCAGACCTGCAAGCCAAACTCGTTCGCTGTTTTCAGATCAAAAACATCGCGCCGCCAGTTTTCCCAGAAATCGCGCTGATTTTCGTTGGTCCAATCCTGCTGTGCTTGGATAATACCCTGCAGGTTGGTGGCCTCGTTATACTGCCAAAGAATGGCTCGCAGCAGGTCTACAGAATAAGTGAACTGTTGGATTGTTCCAGCCATTACTAGGTAACCACCGTGATGTAGGATTGCTGAGTGCTTGCAAGCTCGTTAATAGCAATCGCCAAGGTGTCCGTGGACCACGGCCCCGGCGTTGGCAAGGCTGTGGCAATCTCGACCTTTTGAATAAACGTTTGCGGGTACTGGTAATTGATAGCCGCAGCGATTTCATATGGAGAAACATCGCCGCCGACCGTAAACCCGGTGAGGCCGCCAATATTACCCTGCGCCCACTCAAGAATTGCCGTGGTTATGTTCTGCGCCGATCCGTTGGGGCTTGTCACCTTGATTAGAATGGGAACGCCCACCGGTCGGTCAAACTTTACCGGATACGTCTGCCCGCTGGCTGGCTCAATCAGGTTTACGGTTACAGCGCCATTCCAGCCGCATCCGCTGCTTTTATTTTCAAGCAATGCCGCCGCCACGTCTGCGTCGGTTCCGCCATCAATGCAGGCCCATATAGAGTGCGCGACCATAGTGATTCCCTGAATGGCCTGCGTCGTGGCCGCCGTGTTTTCCAAAAAACTTAGGCTGCGCACACCTTGGACGTGATAAAGCGCCGAAGTAATGGCGACAGGCAAAGCCACGCCTTGATAGCCCAGTGTGTTATTTCGGTACGCGCGCGCAGACTGATCGCTTTGCGTGTTGCTGCCGACCGTTCCTGCGTTCGGGTTGTTTACGGTTTCCCAGCCCAAAACGTTGGTGGATATCTGCGTGAGGGTATTGGCCGGGCATACGATAGGGCCAAACTCAACGGCCTGAAAGTCTGCATTCACTGTTCCGCCGGCACCAATAACCACGTTGGATATCGTTTCAAAAAGGTCGCCGTTTGTGTTTTCAGCTTGTGACCCTGCCGGAATCAGTGTGCCAGCCACACCAGCGATATTAACGCTGGCAACAAACGTCCGCGTGGCTGCGGTGCGCTGAACCCCCAAGAACGCCATAATAGCGTCGAGAAAGACGCCGCCTGCCACGTTTGGGTTGATTTGGTTTGCCAGTGCGGCGTTATTGTTGACCACGAAATCGCGCATCAATGTCAGCGCGGTCATCAGAACGCCCTGCGGCGTGCTGGGGTCTAGAACAAGGTCTTCACCAAAAAGCGCCTTGAATTCGTCCTGCACCTGAACCAAAAGCGTGGAGGTGTTTGGAACGATAACGCCGGTTTCGTTAATGTACTCATAGTCGGCCATTGGAAATAACCCCCTCGCCGTAAATCGTAAGAATTGTTGCGGTGTATTGAAGAACACCATCGCCCGGAATAACCTGCACGTCTTGCACTTCCAGCACGCCGGGCACCTTCACAAGAACATCCACCAGATAGCTTCGGAATAAGGCAAGATTTGGACTTCCTACCCACACCGCCTGAAAATTTGGAACCCCGTTTTTCGTGGCAAGAATTGCCTCGCCAAGCTGCGTTTTTGATGCATTTTCGCAGGCAATAAGAACGGCCTGAAGGTTCGCATCCACGGCAATATTGCCGTTGCGAGCAACGTAAATGTCATTCTGCGCATTGGTGCTTAACGTCTGAACCATAAAACCTCTTGCCCCCATTATACGCGAAAAAGGCCGCTCGTCACTATGGATTCACCGGCTGCCCGCTATTGGCCGGGCCAGACTGAACTCCTGTGTGAACGTGTGTATCGAAACGAATCCCACCCGCGTTGATGTTTGGGCTATCCAGCTCGATTTCATCACCGGTAATGGTCACTTTGGTGTCGCCCGTGATTTCAACCTGCGGTGCGTTAATTTTCACCCGATCAGAAAGCAAAACAACGCTGACCGTGCCATCCACAGATTGCAGGCAAACCCCATCGTTATCGGCAAGGCTAACATTCCGCATCATCACGTCGGGAATAAACATCGCGTCTTCGAACGTATGTTTTCGGAACGTCTGAGGCGCAGAGTTGCCATAGGAATTTAGGAAGTTCGATATATCGCGGTCATTCGCCTTTATCCATCCGAGGTCGCCAGGCTGCACAGGGAAGCTGATGACAAAGCCGCCGCCGCCAAGCTGCAGCACGGGAACGCTAGGCACCGCCGCACGTGGCACGCGTCGGTTATCGGTGCGCACGACAAAAACCATCGGCTGGACCGTGGCGCGATTGCTTGCGCGGTCATAAGCGAGAACCTTGGCGGGCAGCATATCATCAGTGTTTTGCAGGTTCTTGATAAAAGCCAGCCGCATCAAACCGCTGAGGCTTCCACGATCAGCAGGATTGCCAGAAGGCGATGCGACAAAATCCACCATCAGTTCGTTCCTTGAATAAGGATTAGGTTGGAGCAATAAAGGTTATAGAAGAACGGATTTGCCCTATTGGCAACGTCAAAATCCATTTTAATGATGCGGAATTCGCCGTTCGCAGGCGGGTTGATTTGGCTTTCTATGCGCACCTGATC